GGCTGGTGTTTAAGTCTCCACTACATCGACATCCATTGACTGTATACTTCAAAGTACCATCGGGTGCAGTAGCATAACCGGTGGTACGACGTTGGTCGCGAAGTAATCTAGCCAATTCGGGCGAATTGAAGATCATGTTGTATAGTTCGTGCTCTATAGCTAGCATTGATGCAGAAACATGCATATCAAATTTGGTGGCGTCGGCTCCTATGCCGACAGGGTCCTTGAATTTGTACCACTTTTCAGCGATAATGTTGCCAATTTCAAGTGCGTTGTAACATTTCATAATTGTGGCATTGAAAATGCCTCCACCAAACACTCGCCCAATAGCATCATAGATATGATGCTCGGCGTGTTTGAGATAGCGTGCAAGTAGCAGGTTATAGACGGGGTGCCGAGGTTGAATTCCTCGAGGCGGTTTGGCGAGATTTGACTTCTCGCCCTTCACAAACATTGTGATGTAAGAATATTTTTTGAGATATCCAGTAAACTCATAGAGTTTTTTGGCAATGGCGTAACGTGTGCGCTTCGGTCCAGAGTAGCTTTCTACAACCTCATCTAAAGACAAAGGTTGGAGCTTCTTACAACTCTTGGCGACCGCACATATGAATGATCTCAATTCATCTAACACTTTCTGTTGTGGCTTTAGTGGTGGTTCAAACGTCCCATCTTTCATCTTGGTAAAATACATACGCTCCAGTAACGCTCTTTCCAAGTTGTCGATGGTATGTTCAAACGTACCCATGCACATATCTTTACTTATACCCATGACGTGGTGCATTCGCTTTTTAGCTCGCGTCTTGAGTATGGGGTCTAAGCCTGGCGTCCTATTCACTTTCAATCCCGGATGGCTAAGTGAGCTGTGCTCACTATAGCCAAGTGAATGCGCCAAGCGCCCCTAACATGCCTTGGAAGGGAGTGGTTTATCGCGTAAAGCGACACCACGCATCCAACTAAACAAACGTGCCAGGCACAGAGGTTTGCTATCATAGTCTCTCATATTCGCCAGGTCCATGTTGTCATGATTGTGGTTGTAACGTTCAAAGTTGACATCTTCCATCTCATCAACTGACATTACCAAACACTTTCGCCAAACCATAGAGAACAGCTTGCGCGTATCTGATGGACGTACACCGCGTTCACGACACATTTCTGTGACGCGCTTGCGGACGATGGATTTCGTCGCATCAAGGGCTACTTGATCTCTTGGTCTAACACAACCAATCTCCTCACGGATGGTGTCACACATGAATTGTGCAAAAGGATAGCGAGTGTGGTGACTCACCTTACCTTCTAATTGCATCGCGACTGGTTCGAAGTCACTACTTTCGTACTCAGTCTCCTCACGGGCATCCTGCCGAATTTGCTGCATTCTAGC